TCGTGTCTCAAGTCAGTGCCCAAGCGGCTTTTCTGCGGCTTAGAAGGCAGACTAAGACCCCAGTCAATGACTGGGTTTCTCAACCTGTCTCTACTTGGGCTTTACTCACCACTGCAGTCCAGGACTGGATGTTGAGGCGGTGAGAGGACGGGCCGTGCTGGACTCGAACCAGCGACCGAGTACTTAGAAGGTACTTGCTCTATCCAGCTGAGCTAACGGCCCAAAACCCTTGCGGTTACAAGGGTGTGGCCACTGTAACGCGACCAGGAAAAGGGTTCATTCTGTAACATTCGATACACTCTTCCTAAAATTGGGACACGTTGAGTGCAGGGAAGCCTGCACCGCAGTTGGAGTCCGGCCAGGCAACGGGGGCCAGACCGCTGTTGGAGTGACCCATGACCGTCCTCAACCACCTGTCCCTGATCAAGGACCAGATCACCCGTCACCGGGCTCTGAGCGATGCCCAGATGATCTCGATGAAGGCGTATCGCGGCGTGCCTTACGTCGAGGCGCCGCACCAGGAGCACGTCTCCGCTGACCTCATGTACCGGGGGCACGGCTACCACCTGGACCGGTGACAGTTCACCGATTGCACCCCTGACTGATCAGTGCTGCAAATAGCATTGATCAGTCTTTTTTATGTCTAAGGGTGAGAATCTAACGCGACTACCCGTTCAAATCCCAGCGGTTATCCCCATTTTTCACAGTCTCAGGGTTCCTGAAAACCCGCTCCAGCACTGACTTGACAGATGCGGTTACATGTCGAGCTTTTTATCTAACTGCGTTTTCCCCCGGATCTAACGCGAAAAAACGCAGTCGAATAACACCACTGGTGGTGGCAGCGACTGCTTGCAGACCGAGAACGCCCCATACATTGAGGTAGTTCACCCGTTCGGCCGATGCGTCGTTCCGCTTTCGCTCTCTGCTGCTGGCTGTCTCAAGCAGCGCTGTCCCTGTCCGATATCGCTGCTGTAGTCAGTGACCGGTTCGCTCCTCAGGACGCCGCGTCAAAGGACTGGAGGGCTAGTGCTTCCTGCAAGCGCTCGGTGTAAGGGAGCATGACCACTCCGTTCGGAGCCTCTGGACTTTTGATCAGTACCTGCTCGTAAGGGATGCCTGCTTCCAAGATTTGGCCGATTAGTTCTCCAGCGCCTTTCTCGTTGGTGCGGACGATTAGCTCCCAATCCACGGTTGGTACATTTGGCTGCATCAAATGTATCGGCAAATGTTTGGCAGAAGTTCTGATGCGGTGGCGGAAACCGTTGCCAATCCGGAGCATTACAGGAAAGGTGCTGTGTCTCCCTATGACGTGGGGGAGTCGATGTACGGCAAGGAGGGCAAACTTATTTATGTCCTCATCAATTCGATAAAGTATATTCAGCGTTATCCCCATAAGTACAAGGGAGCGCCGGATAAGCAGCTGGAAGATCTGATTAAGGCTCGGCAGAGTCTTGATACTGCAATCGAGTTGCACAAAGAATTGAATTGCGACGAGACCCTACGTCATGGGTGAAAAGGTTAGGTACGTTCGGTTTCGCTTCACCGGCACCTTGGAAGATCTTAATCAGATCAAAGATGAGGTTGAAGATGTGATGCGTAACCACGGCTGGAAAAGGGGCTTCTCTGAGATGGCGCCATTGGAGGCGAACCCAGAGATATATGCGCTGGCCACAGGCTGGAAGCGCTTCCAGGAGTGATGCTGTGACGGTCTCCCGCGAAGAAGTCCAGGAGATGATCGACGCGGCGATTCGTCAGCACAACAGGAACGCCGGCATCATCTCCACCATCGTTGGATGGACGGTGCTGGCGTTCTATGCCGATGGGTTGTTTCGCCTGGTGGGTTAGCCCCGGCCCTGCCCGCGATATTTCTTGCGAGCACTAGAGCGCTTAGTCCGCCCAGAGAAGACGCGGCTCCGGACGCGCCAGCCATCTCCGATGCGAGTTCTCTTGGGTTTTCCGGGGAGGAACAAGGTGCCGCTCAGGCCCTTGCGTGCTTTGACTGCCATTACTTATTAAGGAGGATGCCCCAACCGGTGCCTGGTCCTTCGACGGTCCAGCGGGGTAGGAAGTTTTTGAGCGAGTACTTGAGGTGGTCGCCGTTCGTGTTGGCTAGATAGCCGCCGGCTAGGACGTTCATCTCGCCATAGGGGTCATTCACGATCAGGTGACTGTCCGTCAGACCCACCACCAAGAGCCAATGCCCCGTCCCGGTGGGTGAGTGGCTCGGCCCTTTGTGCAGGACACCCAAAGGCACGGGGATACCTTTCTGAAGTTGGGAGCGGATGTTGCCTAGATCGAGGTTTTGGCGGAACGAGCCTTTGACCCCGAAGTAGTCCAGTGCTTTGAGCTGTGCCAGGGCGTCAGTGGTGTCGCCGTATTGCTGAACACGCCGTAGGTAGTAGTCGTCTTTCTGCGCGGTCTTCAGACGGCCAGGGCGCAGGAACTCAACAGCCATGGCACAGGTGCTGGAGAAGCACATCCGGTAGCCCTGGTCAGTGGTGGAGTCGAGCTGGGAGAAGAAGGGGACGGGGAGGCTCAGCTCCTTGGCAACAGGAGCAACAGGCTGGACACTGGTCGGGGCGTACTGCTCAAGGAGCTTCTGCAGTTTTGAGCTATATGCGGGATCTGTCGCGTAACCCTCTTGCACTAGGAGGCGGGTGGCCTCCTCTCTGGTTGTGGCGCGGTTGATACCTTTGTAGTTCTGATAGTCCTTGTACCAGCGGGTGACGAGATAGTCGACACCTTCCTGGATGGAGGCGAAGTTACGGAAGTTGGCCTCGATGGTGATCCACTTTCCGTCGATGAACTCCTTGGTTGTCTTGATTGTTCCTTTCGTGCGACCCGTTGATTTGATGCCCCAGTAGTTAAAGCGACCTGCCGGGTAGCGCCCGAAACCTGATTCGAGTGCCCACTGAGCAGCTACGACATCCGGAAACTTGCACCCGGCTCGTGCAGCAGCGGTTGCGATTCCTGCCCAGGTGTTTTCTACCTCTGTGCTGGGAGGGGGAGTTGCTGGACCCCGGAACAGGCTGACCCACTCCGCTTGTTCTGTCATCAAAGACGGGTCTGCTTTTGCGACGTGCTCCTGAAGCAAATCCACAGCGGCAAGGTGCTTAGGGTTCTCCGGGTTGAAGTACCTGAAGAAATCCCTGAGCTTTTCAGGTGCAAACGCCAGGTCAGACATCGTCATCGTTTATCCAGGGTGCCCTGATACGCATTTCCCCTCCCAAGAGCTCTTGTGCTCTGGATCCGTCCGGAGGGCTTTCACTAATTTGAGGCTGTGGAGGTGCCGGCTGGCTGCGGTGCCACTCCTCTTCCGCTCGATCAAGCTTTGCCGGGAGAGTTGCGTAAAACTTTTTGGCCTGGGTCCAGCGCCTGAACTCCTCCTGCCAAGAGCGGGAGGAGAAGCGGATGTCTACTTTTTTCCGCCTTTCGAGCGAAGCAGCAGCTCAATAGCAGCTGCCACGAGCTGCAGGATCGAGTTGGAGCGCACTTTGTCGTTAGGAATCAGTGCGAGAATTTCAGAAATAGCAGCAAGTACTACCCAGAAAATCGGGGATTCAATAAGGCCCATGAGCGTGACCTGTCGGAGCTGTCTTATTGTAACCAATCAAAATCTGATCGAGTTTATAGTCCATTCGATCCATTCGGTTATCAAGGCGCTCTAAAATAGCGGCCAGATCTTCTTTGTCTACGTACTCCTTCGCGAGCCTCAGCTCTATGGCGTCGATTCTGTGGTCGATATTGTCAATTCGTCCTGCGCTTCCTTTTTCCATTTCCTCGAATCTCTTGCCGAGGGTCAGGAGAGCAGAAGCAGCGCCCCCAAGTAAACTGAGCACGATGCTCAGTGGCAAAACTGGTTCCACTGGGTAAGCGCTTTTCTTCTAATATAACGATTTCTGTGTCCTAAACTGTATTTATAGACTGGCTTTTGCGCTGTGATTGAGCCGGGTACATACGACATAACAATCCATCAGGGTGCGACCTTTTCGCTGGATCTCCAGTACAAGGACTCAACTGGTGCTGGTGTCGATATGACTGGCTATTCAGTTGCAGGAAAGCTGGTCAACCGCCTGAATACGACGGATGTTGCGTCTTTCCAGACGAGCTGGGTTGATCAGACTCTGGGTAAGTTTCGCATTAAGGTGCCTGCCTCGGTGACGGCTGGTATCACGAGTGAGTGTCAGTACGACATTCTCATTACTGAGCCTGGTGGCGACAAGTATTACATCCTTCAAGGTCGGGCATTCTTGGATCCTGGTTTTACGGGGGTAGCGTGATCTTCAACCAAGTCCAGGTTTCCCGCACGCTATCTAGCGTGCTCAAGGTGACTGAAACCGAGACCTCTGTAGAGGTCCGTAAACCGGTCACGAACGTTGTGACGCTCACAGCGCAAGGCCCTCAAGGCCCTTCCAGTGCCGAAGTTGGACTGTTCAACATCGCTGCAATGGAAGCCCTGAACTCAGGGGACATCGGAAAGGTTCTGGAGTGGGATGGCGCTGCCTTTTCTCCTACGAATGAACTCGAAAATGATCTCACGATTACTGGAGGTGCCTTCTAATGGCTGTAACTCTCAAGATTAAACGCCGGGCAAGTAGTGGTTCTGCTGGTGCACCGGCTGCACTCAAAGCTGGTGAACTCGCGTATAACGAGAACACTGGTGATAACTCGCTGTACTACGGCTACGGCGACGATGGTAGTGGTAACGCCACCAGCGTCGTTGCAATTGGTGGTTCGGGTGCTTACGCCACGCTGGCTACTGCCCAAACGATCAGCGGTAATAAGACCTTCACAGGCACAGTCGCCTTTGGGTCTGCGACTGTCACCGGGCTTGATACCAATGAGGTGACAGAGGGTGCGAACCTCTATTACACCGATGCTCGGGCACGCGGCGCCATCTCGGTCACTGATGCGGGTGGCGATGGTTCGCTTGCCTACAACAGCTCCACCGGTGTCATCACCTATACGGGGCCGTCCGCTGCTGAGGTTCGTGCTCACCTCAGTGCCACCACGGCTTCGGGAGTTACTTACAACTCCTCAACTGGTGTCATCGCTCTGAGTGCTGTACCCAACAGTTCGCTGGCTAACAGCTCGATCAGCGTTAACTCGAACTCGGTCAGTCTCGGTGGGAGTGTCACGCTCGATTCCGACGATGTCGGGGAGGGCTCGACCAACCTTTACTTCACTACGGCGCGGGCACGTACTTCGATATCCGCAGCTTCGCCGTCGACTGGGGTTGCTTACAACAACAGCACTGGTGTCATCAGCCTGACGGCGATCCCGAATAGTGCGCTGGCAAACAGCAGCATCACGATCAATGGTGTCGCGACCCCATTGGGTGGGAGCACGACGACCAGTACGGTTACAACGTCGCTGGGTAGCTCGTTCACTCTGCAGGGTACTGCTGGTGAGGTCGGAGTCGCTACTGATACTGGTACTGGCACATTCACCATCGGCCTGCCAGATGATGTTCAAATCACGCGAGATCTTTCCGTCGGACGGAATCTCACCGTTACTGGTGACCTGACCGTTAACGGTGCTCTGACAAGCCTGTCGACCACTGAGGTAAAGGTCGAGGACATCAATATCGTTCTTGGTGATACAGCAACCCCAACAGATACCACTGCGAATGGCGGTGGTATCACGCTGAAAGGGGCCTCGGACTACACCATCACTTGGCTGAGTGCAACTTCATCTTGGACGTTCAACCAGGCTGTTAACGTTACAACCGGTGGTTACAAGATTGGCGGCACAGAGGTGTTGAGTAGCTCTCGTGTAATGAGCAATGTTGCCATCACTGGTAGCGGGAACACGATTGATAACGTGACCTTGGATGGCGGTTCGTTCTGATTTAGACCATGGCAAACACCATCAGGATCAAGCGAAGTTCAGTTGCTGGGAAAATTCCAACAACTTCGGACCTCAGTGCAGGGGAGCTAGCTGTCAACATTGCTGATGGCAAGCTCTTTACCCGCAAGGAGACTGGTGGTGTTTCTTCCATTGTTGAGATCGGAGGTAGCGGTAATGCTTCTGGTGCTGTACTCGAATCACAGCAAATAATTGCAGCTAACCTGACTTTGACTGCTGGCTACAATGGTTTATCGGTAGGACCTGTTGAAGTGGCGGCCGGTGTGACTGTTGAAGTCCCGCAATACGCAACCTGGGTAATCATTAGCTGATGGCATACGGATCTGTCAAAGTTGATTCCATCGTTACCAGCACAAAGACGGTAACTGTAGACAGCCTCTTGGATGGTGCTGCAGGCAGTGTCACCAACACCATGCTTGCCGGAAGCATTGCTGATAGCAAGCTTTCTACGATAAGTACGGCAGGCAAGGTATCGGGTTCTGCGATTACCAGCGGCACTATTGCAGGATCCACCGCCATAGGAACAAGCGGTGCGATTGCGACTACTAGCACCTTGGCTGTTGGTCAGTCTAGTGCTGCTGCCAATACAGAACTGGATCTGGCGGGAACGTTTGCTCAGACTATTGTTGCAGTTGGATCTCTCAATATCGACTGCAGCACTGGTAACTACTTCACTAAAACGATTAACGGGAACAGCACTTTCACAGTGTCAAATGTCCCATCCTCTAGGGCCTACAGTTTCACCCTGGAGCTCACACATACCAGTGGGACGATCACTTGGTTTTCAGGAGTGGAGTGGCCCGCAGCAACTGCCCCCACTCTGACAACGGGGAAGACTCACCTGTTTATCTTTGTAACTGATGACGGAGGGACTCGCTGGCGCGCAGCGAGTCTCGCCAACTACAACAACTAAGCCCCAGGCTCTTCTGGCCAGGTGATCTCCCAAGGAAACCCAACCTGGGTAGTCACGTCACGGAGTTCTTGGCGATATGTGGCCCAGGCTGCTGCATCTACAGGAGCGTCAGAGAGCTGGGTCCAGTCGCAGTTAGCTAGGCGTCGATTGCGGTCCCCTCGGATAGCTTGGGCTTGCTCGGCATCTTTAGCGAAACAGTACGCCTCATACTGCTCAGCGGCGGTATGCACCACGCCGTCAGGATCGGTGTAATCCTGGAAGACAGGACCGGCGATGTAGTGCGTGAACCACTGCCCGTTCACCTCGACCACGCCATCACGCTGGCTGTACTGGTAGGGCGGCACGGTGGTGGCTTGGGGGCCTTCCAGCACGGGGTCATAGCCGAAATCGTTGATGATCTCAGCGGTCAGCTGCGGCGGGAAGCTGGTGTTTGGATTGGAGCGGCGAAACTCGTCCTCAGTGATGACGGCGCCGGTGGTGCGGTTGCGGAGTTCCATGGTTAAACAGTAGTGGAGGTTTTATGGCGGCAGTTGTCCCCATGCCACCTAAGATAATTCCCTTTGCTGGCTTCTTTGCCGCAATATTCACAAGCAATTACCGGATCTCGAATACCTTTGCGTGGAGATGCCTTTCCATACATAGGATTGTTTTCTCCTTTCATTTTTACTGCCATTTTTTCTGAAAATGATGCGGGTCTTGGCTTGCCACGGCGAGTTGCAGACATTTTTGCTTTGGTTTCTTCGGAAGCGGTTGACCCTATGCGACGGTCTCGAATTTTTTGTTTGTGCTGATCGCTGAATACGCGCCCTGTAAATGCCTCGGACATTTTTTGTTTTGTTTCTTCTGTACGCGGAAAGCATCCGTGCTTATTTCCGGGCTGAAAACCAAGTCCGCTAGTTTTGTACTCTTCTGTCTGGGTCCAGTTTTCTACCCCATAACGCTCAAGGCAAGTTTGTTTGGCCGCCTTTGGGTTAATTGCTTTGGCAGCCGCTTGATTAAACCACTCCTCGCTTAAATGTGCGTTGTTCTCTTTTATGAAATTAAGTTCATACGCAATTGCCTCTTCATTATTGTCAAAGTTTTTAACCTCAATAATGTCAAAACAAGCCGGGTCATCTTTAAGGAGTTTTTTCACTGCGCGAGAAGAAGTGAAATACTTGACTAGCAGTTCTTCCTGTTGACAACCTTTTGCATAACGAACTCCAGCGTATTTTTTGCCGGAGTCCTTGTGTTGCAGTAAATAAAAATACGCCATTTATGCCACCGCCAAAAATATGTAACTGCCACCATTTGCGTTGATTTCTGCCGGAGCCGTAGAACTAATCTGGAATCCAGAGGACAACGGGTCGATATAATCAGTATTCGTTACTTCTGCTGCTGTTGAGTTTAACAATAAATATGGATCATTCCCGGAAACAATGCCTCTGGCGGAATCCCAAATATACCAGTTTCCTGTACTATCTGTTCTCTTAATCAAAACTAGCCGTGATCCGTTGGTAAAGCCGCAATCAACACTGAGCGTGGTGCCAGTGCCGGTGTAGCTGCCCACCTTGCTGACGCCTGGGCAGGAGGCGAAGAGATAGGCGATGTAAGTTTCAGAAGAATTATTTGTCACTACATCGGTATTAACGGCAAAAACACTAGAAGTTACACCTGTATACCAGATGCCACTACTTGAAATAGTTTGTACGTCTCGCTGTAGCTCTAAGTATTGATTGACAGTATGTACCGACGGCACATAGATAAACCATCCGCGATTGCTGACGCCGCTGCTCCGGCTTTTGACAATCAATAGCTCTGGCATTACGCCGAGGTTATGACTTACCGTCCTCGCTACGCCCGTGCCCGTATAAGCCACCACGTCGAAGAAGCCGGGGGCACGGCGGAAGTTGTAATAAACGGCTAAGACACTACTGAAATAATTGGAAATAAGGTATCCGGTATTACCCCAGCCTCGTGTTATCAAAGAACTACTTTCTGCACTGGCTGATGCTGTTCCCAACCACGGACCTGAAACGCTTGTTGAAATAGTTGTTGAAACGCCACGAATGCGATCAATTACATTAGTCACAGGAGCAGACAGGTTGCCTGCAAACTGCGTATCAACAGCAAAGCCTGTAGTAATTTCGGTCCCCTGTATGGAAGATGAAGTATTTACATTAAATACCTTCGTCGCATCCGTCGGCGTCTTCATCGGCCCACGGCGGATGGCGATGTAGATGTAGGTTTTATTTGCGCCAGCATTTCCACCAGTTACAAATCCTGTTGATGTAGGACCAAACCAGGATGAAGTATTAGCTTCAGCACTAGACGTATTAGGCTCTAATCGCGGAAAACTTCCACTGCTACCCGCCGTCCATCCACGCATATTGTCAGCAATAACCCACGGCTCACCTGCTTCATTGCGTTTGGCCAAAAGCCACTGAGGCTCCCACCCAAGGTCCACCGTGGCATTGCCGCTGCCGTCGGTCGTAAAACTCCCACACTTCACCACACTCTCATTCCCACTATCCCCAAACCCACCAGCGTCGTGCGCGAATAAGTAGGCGACGTAGGTGGCGCCAGAGGCGTTGACAGAGCTATCACCACCAACTTGGAACGACGTGGAAGATGCCGTTCCGATTACTGTGCCAATATTAGTTTGGGCTGCTGTTGTGTTTAATACAAT